CTGGCGGGAATCGTTTCTCAGATACGCTCAGACATGGGCGTTGGTGGAGATCTTTACGAACATAGGAGACTGAATTGAACACGCACGAACTTTATCTCCTTCTCAGTGCTATTGAGTCCACTCCGGCAACCTCGGAGAAGCTGGCGCTTCTTGAGAAGCACAGAGACGACGCGCTATTGCGCTATGCGGTCTGGGCAACGTACGAAACGACGAGGAACTACTACATCAAAAAGACCCCCGATACGTCCGGTAATTCAGGAAGCTTTACTCTCGGACCCGGCGCTTGGGCAGTCCTTGACGACCTGGCCGACCGCAAGATCACCGGAGATACGGCAAGGGGTGTCGTGCGCTCCACCCTCGAACAGCTTGAGCCGGAGTCCAGATCCCTCTTCGAGCGGATTTTGAAGCGCGATCTGAGGATCGGAGTGGCGGCCAAGGGCTTTCACAAGGTCTTCCCAGGACTCTTGACCCGCTTCGACGTGATGCTGGCGAGCCCTTACGAAGCCTACGATGGGCCGGCCCTGGTCTCTCCCAAGATCGACGGCATGCGTGTGCTTGCGCGCGTAGACCGCCGTAACACGAAAGTGGATTTCTTCACACGCAACGGGAAGACGGTCGACACCCTGAACCACGTCAGTGACACCTTATTAAGTTTCGAGTACCCGGACGAGGTCTTCTGGGTTGACGGGGAAGGCACAGCGGCTGGTGGATTCGCCGAGTCGATCTCGGTACTGAGGAAGAAGAACTCCGACTCCAAGGGGATCTTCAACGTGTTCGACATCCTGCCGGCCAGCATCGAGACGGGCCGGCCAACCTACGAGCGCTATATCGATCTGCTCAAGAGCCGGGTCGAGGATGACCAGGTCGTCCTTGTCCCCTCCGTCGCCTCGACCTCGCACGAGCAGACCATGCAGCTCTATGCCGATTTCCGGCAGCAAGGCTACGAAGGGGCAATCGTCAAGGATCCTGAGGCCGGCTACCAGCTCAAGCGCAGCAAGGCATGGATGAAGATCAAGCCAACGGAAACCTTTGATTTGCCTGTGGTTTCTGCGTTTGAGGGCACCGGCAAGTACGTTGGGAAGCTCGGCGGGCTGACCGTCATGTACGGCACGGTGCCGGTGAACGTCGGGTCCGGCTTTTCCGATCTTGACCGCGAGACCCTATGGGCGCTCTGGCTGACGGACCCTGGGCAGCTGACCTCCAGGATCCTGGAGGTCAGCTGTCACGAAGTGACCCCTGACGGATCCCTGCGCCACCCTCGAGCGAAGCGCTTCCGGCCGGATAAATAACCGCCTGACTGGCTTTCGGCAAGGCCCTGAATGGTTTACCATTCAGGGCACTACCCGAGGAGTCCGTCATGGCGAAAGCACCGACCAAGTCCGTCGCTCAACCGACGCCCCTGCCGCTAGCTGACCTCGAGCCGACTCCAGCAGTCCCCGCTAGTTCAGACGCTGTACAGGCCCAGCCAGCCGCTCCACAGACCGCCGAGATCGTCCAAGCCCGTACCCGCTACGGCTTTCCCGTCTACGTCCCGACCCAGAAGAAGCTGCTGGCCCCAGCCGAGATTTACCCGCTGATCTTGGATTCGTGGGTGAGGAACCAGCTCGAGCAGGAGCGCGGCGCGCTCGTGAGGGTGACGCTGTGATCGAATCCCCGATGGCGCGCATGCGCTTCGACGAAGACGCCAACACCCAGGAAGAGTATCCCCCGCGCAGCGTCGAGACCGGGCGCTGGCTCTTAAGCCCCAACGATCCGGACTTCGTGCCGCGCGAGCCGTGGCGGCTCGACGGCATGAGCTATGACGCCAACGGAGACGTGATCCAATGAGAACCATCGAGATCCCTCCGGTCTACCTTCCCGGCACGACGCAGGTTTCGAGCGTTCGCATCGGGATCGAGCTGGTCAGTGCCGAGGGCCAAGCCATCGTCGGCTTCGACGCCGCAGCCGGTTACACGCGCCCCGCATACCGCGCCGCGAACGTCTCCAGGATGCCTTCCTGCAACGCCCGCAGACCCGGCGCTGGTCCCTCTGGCGGCCGTCTTTGCGCCTTGGCTGATCTACATTGCATGGCTGGCTCATGACACTGGATGACCTGTCGGAGGTGTTCTCGCGCGAGCTTGGCGCGGCCGTGGCGGTGCGGGCGATGGCGCTGCTGCGCCGTTATGCCTCCGGCGACAGGCTGTATATCTCACGCCCGCGCGTCCGCCCGGAGGTGCGCCGAGACGACACCGTCGACAGCCTTATGATGCGGTACGCCGTGAGTCGGCGGACGGCCTATTACTGGCTCGGGGCGGCCAAAAAAGCGGCGCGATGCTCCGGAGATTGTCCAAGCGCGTCCGGCGGCGCGGGTCCGGACGGTTGACAAACAGGTAGTCTCCAATTAAAGTTTACAGCCATGAGCACCTACACAGCACAATTTGCATACAAAGGCGAGAACCAAGCCTGCACTTTTGTGACTGATGTCAGCTCAGTTTGCCAGCTAAGTCAACTTTTAGGCTTATTTGGTACAAGCGCTCGGGGGATTTTTCTCCGAGCTTTGGTAGATAGTCCCTCCTTAGCTTGCTAAGGTGCATTGGCTTACCGCTCTATGGCAATCCTAGCTAACGGATTTTGGTAGAGAATGGTGGCTAAAAACTATCGGAAAACCATGAAGGACAACACGAGGGCCAGAACAAAGGCGAGGCCGGCATGACCGCGAGCCTGGAGTTCAAACGCGGCGATACGTTCGCCCTGGATTGCCGCGTGCAGGAATACGCGAACGGGTCGGCGTACTCGTTGGCGGGCTGGACGGTGCGCTCGCAGGTGCGGCGCGCGTCAGGCGTGCTGGTCTCCGAGCTGACGGTCGACATGACGGATGCGGCGATCGGGCGCTATTCGCTGACCTGCGACGATGCCACCGGCACAACCGGCTGGCCGATCGAGACGCTGCGGATGGACATCGAGTACACCGACCCGAACGGGGTGATTCAGTCGACCGAAACGCTGATGGTCCGCGTAACGCGGGATGAAACGCGATGATCACGGTTGTCGATCGTGTCGCAACGGCGCCCGTGACGGTGGTCACGAGCAAATCATCGACGTTGGTCGTCCAGTCGCCGCCAGCTCAAGCGGTAGTGACCACGGTCGGGCGGCGCGGGCCTGGCGGCCTGCCCGGACCACCGGGCCCTCCGGGTCCCTCCGGGCAGTTAGACGAAAACCTCATCATTGACGGCGGAAACTTCTGATGGCGAACATTATCCGGATCAAGCGGCGCGCGGCCGGCGGGGCCGCCGGCGCACCGGCCAGCCTGGCGTCGGCCGAGCTGGCGTATAACGAGCAAGACGATACGCTCTACTACGGAAAAGGGGATAACGCCGGGGCGGCGACCTCGATCCCGGCGATCGGCGGTCCCGGCGCCTATCTGGCGTTGGCCGGTGCGCAGACCGTGACCGGAGATAAGACATTCTCCGGCACGGTCGCGCTGGGCGCCAACGTGAGCGCCACGACCCCGGCGGCCGACAATAACTCGACGAAGGTAGCGACAACCGCTTACGTGCTCGGGCAAGCGGCGACCGCAAATCCGGCGATAAACGGCACGGCGGCGGCGGGATCCTCCACACGCTTCTCGCGCGGGGATCACGTCCATCCGACCGACACCTCGCGGGCGGCGCTCGCCTCGCCGACGTTCACGGGCACACCGGCTGCACCGACGGCGGCGGCCGACACCAACACTACCCAGCTTGCCACGACGGCATTCGTGCTCGGCCAGGCATCCAGCGCGACTCCGCAGGCACTCGGGTCGGCAGCCATCGGCACGGCGACGCGCTATGCTCGGGCGGATCACGTCCATGCGATGCCGACACTCAATCAGGTCGGCGCACCGACCGCCGACGTGGCACTGAACAGTCGCAAGATTACCGGCCTGGCGACCCCGACCGCCGATACCGACGCCGCCACGAAAGCCTACGTGGACGCTATCGCGCAGGGCATTTCCTGGAAGACTTCGGTGCGCGCCGCGACCACGGCCAACATCACCCTCTCCGGCGCGCAAACGATCGACGGCGTGTCGGTGGTGGCCGGTGATCGGGTGCTGGTCAAGGATCAGTCCACGGCCAGCACCAACGGCATCTATGTCGCGGCGGCCGGGGCATGGTCGCGGGCGACGGACGCCGATGTGTCGTCCGAAGTCCCGGCCGGCATGGCGCTGTTCGCCAACGAGGGTACGGTCAACGGCGACAAGGCGTGGGTGTTGACAACCAATGCCCCGATCACGCTGGGTACGACGCCGCTCGCGTTCACGCAGATGACCGGCAGCGCTTCGGGCGAGACCAACACGGCGTCCAACGTCGGTGCCTCCGGGGTCGGGATCTACGACGGCAAATCCGGTGTCGATCTGCAGTTCCGCAAACTCAATGCCGGCAGCAGCACGATCAGTGTCACACTCAACGGCCAGAAGGTCGATGTCGATGTGGTGCAGGCCAACATCACCGGTGTCGGCACGATCGGCTCTGGCACATGGCAGGGCACGGCGGTCGCGCTCGGCTACGGCGGCACCGGCGCCAATCTCTCGGGCGCGGCGGACGGGGCGATCTTCAAGAAATCCGGGGCCGCGCTGGTCGCCGCCACGGCCGGGACCGATTATCTGTCGGCGTCCTCGACGATCGACGGCGGGACGTTCTAAATGGCCCGCGGGACGCCGATTCGGATGCTGCGCACGACGCGCAGCGCGTTGAATACGCAGGCGTCCTCGTCAGGGCTGTTGGCCGGCGAGCCCTATCTCGTCACCGACGAGTCGCGGATCGCCGTCGGGACCGGAACCGGCGCCTACAAGGCCGCCGTCATGGAGGACGACATCACGGCCGGCACGCTGGTCCTTTACGTGAAGGGCGTCCGAGAGACGGTGTTCGCTATTACCGACGGACCCTCGGTTTCTCTCGACCCCGCAAATGGCGGCATTCAGACGTGGACGCTCGGCGCTAGCCGCACGCCGTCCGCCAGCAGTTTTCTGGCGGGGCAGTCGATGTTGCTGATGGTTGACGACGGCTCGGCGCAAACGATTACGTGGACGACCGCCGCCGTGACGTGGGTCGGCGGCACCGCGCCCACGCTGGCGACCTCGGGCTATACCTGTATCGAGCTCTGGAAGGTCGGCTCGACGCTCTACGGCGCACATATCGGGGATGTTGCCTAATGCTCCATCATCGCCTCAGATCCGTGTCGCGCAAAGCCCCTGCCGGCCAGATCGCAATAGCCACGGCCGGGACCACGACGTGGACCGTGCCTGATGGTGTATTCAGTGTCTGCGCCGTCTGCATCGGCGGGGGGCGGGCAGTCGGGGGCGGGTGCGGTTCCTCAGGATGCAGCGGCGGCGGCGGCGGTGCGCTCGCGTACAGCAACAACATCGCTGTCACCCCCGGAGAGACGCTGACGCTGGTGGCTGGCGCGGCATCCGGAGACTCGCGATTCCATCGCAACGGAACAGATCTGGTGATGGCGAAGGGGGCAACGTCTCGCCTTGGAGCGGCGGCGACGTCGTGTGTCGGCGATGTGCGCCGGTCGGGCGGCGCGGGCGGGAGTCGCTCCGCAGGCATGGGCGGCGGGGGCGGGGGTGCAGCAGGATACGCAGGCGACGGCGGCGCCGGTGGCGATGGCACTGCGTCGGGGTCCCCTGGCGCCATAAATTCAGGTGCGGCCGGCGGCGGAGGTGGTGGCTCCGAGGAGGACGGAGCCGGGGGCGGTGGAGGCGTCGGGATCATGGGCCTGGGGGCGACGGGCGGAACAGCGAGCACGACGACCGGCGGGCGCGGCGGGTCGGACGGGGCCGACGGAGGGAACGCGGCGAACCGCCACGGTGCCGCGGGCGGCGCGTTCGGCGGCGGCGGCGGCGGCGGGAGTGCGTCCCTGATGTCATCAAGCGGTGGCGGGGGCGGAATCGGCGCCGTGCGGGTGATCTGGGGAGCCGGGCGCGCGTATCCCGGCACCAATACAGGAGACGTCTGATCATGTATCTGACCAACCTCGGCGAACGCGTGAGCTTCGGCGCGCTGCGGACACGGTATCCGCAAACATCCTTCCCGCACGATTGGCCGGGCGGCATAGTCAATGGTGTGGCGTATGCGCGCGTGCTGCCGACGGAAGCACCCGAGTACGACCCGGTATTTCATTCGGTCTCCGAAGGCGCGCCGCAGTTGGTCGACGATGAGTATCGCCAGTCGTGGATTCTGAGCGAGCGGCCGATCGACGATGTCCGTGCGGACCTGCACCAGATGCGCCGAGAGGCGCGCACCAGTGCCGAGCTGGCCGGGTTCAGCTTCTCGGGTCATCCGATCGACTCGGATCGAGACTCTATTCTGCGGATCGCCAATGCCGTCAGTACGGCCATTACGGCAACGCTGAGCGGAACGCCATTCGCGACCATGTGGCATTGCGCAGACGGGCATGAACTACGGCTCGATGCCGAAGGCGTCATGGCGATGCAGGCCGCACTTTCCGCGCACGGGCAAGCGTGCCACACGCGGTCGATGGCGCTCAAGGATGAGATCGACGCCGCCGCGACGCTAGATGACCTGCGATTGGTCGACGTTGGAAATGGAGCTTAACCCGAATGGCACTCAGTTAAGCGGGCGTCTTTATAATCAGATGGTTACGCGAGCACCAACGGCCAAGATACTGTAAAACGGGGCATGGCTTTCGGCTTTCCAGGTCTCCGACGGCGGCCCCACGAATTTTCCCGGCCTCTACGAGCCTCGCAGCCTATTGTTTCTTAAGGGTCCTCGACTTAACTGAGTGCCATTCGAGCTTAACCCCGATTAGCAGACCTTCGCGCCGACAGGCGCAACACTGCGGGCCATGTCCATCCGAAAGGCCCGCTGCATGCCCAAGACCACGACTGACCCCAACGCCGTTGCGCTGCGCGAGCCGCTCAAGCTCGCCGACGGGCGCATCCTGACCGAGATCGCTTTGCGCGCCCCGCGGGTGCGCGACCTGAAGGCCGCGCAGCGCGCCAGCGCCGATCCGGTCGAGCAGGAGCTGGCGATGTTGGCGCGCCTGACCGGCCTGGTGCCGGAGGACCTGGACGAGATGCATCTGGCGGACTATGCGCGGCTGCAGGCGCGATTTCGGGCCGACGCGGATCCCGGAGCGGGAGCTGTGGCAGGCGATGGGCCTGCTGGCGCGGTGGTTTCGGTTTCCGCCGAGTGAGATCGATGCGCTGCCCCTGGACGAGCTCGAGCGCTGGGTGGCGCTGGCGGCCGAGCAGCTCGAGGCGCATCGCGCCCCCGAGCCGTGATGCAGCCATGACCCGGAGCGCGCCCGGATGAGCGATCTACGCCTTGCCGTCGTCCTGGGGCTCAAAGACCAGCTCAGCGGCCCGCTGGCGCAGGTCGAGGGCCGGATCGCGCGGCTCGGCGAGGGTATGGCTTCCGTTGGCCGCCACGGCGAGCAGCTGGGGCTCGGCATCGCCAAGGTCGGCGGGGCCATGACCGTCCTTGGCGGGGCGGCGGAAGCGGGTCTCGGCGCCGGTCTCGGGCATTACGCCACCGAGGCGCTGGACACCGAACACCGCTTGCGTGCGCTCGGCAACACCGCGCGCCTGACGACCGAGCAGCTCGGGGAGATCAACGCGCGCCTGCGCGCGGATGCGCGCGCGACCAATCAGTTCGCGGGCGAGTTGCTCACGATCAACGAGATCCTGATAGCCGCCGACATGGACTGGCGCACGGCGCTGGATCTCGCGCCGATCATCGGGCGCACGGCGACCGCCACACAGGCGGCGACCGGGGATCTGGCGCTGGTCGCGGATGCCCTGAGCGCGAATCTAAAGATCCCGGTAGACCGGCTCGGCAACGCCTTCGACCGCCTCACGGTGGCCGGCGAGGCGGGCAAGTTCGAGCTTAAGGACATGGCCGGCTCCCTGCCCTCGCTCACTGCCGGCATGGCAAATCTCGGGTTTACCGGGGTCGAGTCGATGACGCGGTTGGCCGCGGCGCTGCAGATCGCGCGGCGCGGCGCGGGGTCCTCGAGCGAGGCGGCCAACAATACCGCGAACTTCCTTGCCAAGCTGGCCGCGCCGGAGGTGCTGAAGAATTTCGAGAAGCAGGGCGTCGACCTGGCCCGCGTGATCAAAAACGCGCAGGCGAACGGCCTGGACCCCTTCTTGGTGTCCATGCAGACGATCCAGGACATCACCGGCGGGGATGCCTTCAAGCTCGGCGAGCTGTTCGGCGACATGCAGGTGCAGAACTTCGTCAAACCGATGCTCGCGGACCTGGCCGACTACCAGGGCATAGTGACGGAGATCGGCGCGGCCAACGGTAAGGTCGAGCAGAATTTCGCGGCGATGATGACGACCACGCGCGAGCGCTGGAAGCAGTTCCAGGTCGCGTTGTCCACGACCGAGATGCCGTGGATCGACAACCTGATCGCCAAGGCGTCGGCGGGGCTGGCGTGGCTGAATCGGTATCCGCAGATCGCCGAGCGGATCGTGATCGGCATTGCCGCCGTGACGGCGGCCGGGGCAGGCGCGACAGGGCCGGTTGGATCTGCGCTGACATCCGCGCTCGGCGCCTCGGTCCCGTCTGGTGCAGCAACAACGCACCCGTCCGGGCTGGATGCGGATGTCGATCTCGGGGCGTCGATCGGCACGGGATCTGCGGCAACGCTTGGCGTCGGCCGTGCGCTGACATCCGCCCTCGGAGATGCGAGTGTTGCCGTCCATGTCTCGGCGGCGCCTGTCGGTCTTGCCTTGTCTGCGGCAAGCGGCACTTCGGTTGCGCGCGGTGCGGCGACAACGGCGGCTATCGGGCGCGCCATCATCTCGGCCCTCGGCGGCGTCGTCGCCAACGGCGGGGCGCTCGGCGAGGCGGCACCTGCAGGCGTAGTGGCGGTTTCCGATGTCGGCGAGCCGGTTGGCTCCGGCGCGGCAAGCACGGCTCCGAGCGGGATCGCGCTGTCTGCGGAGGCCGGTACGCCGACGATTGCGATTGCGGTCTATGCGCTTCCGGACGGGGTTGAAGTCTCTGCGGAGTTGGGTGCAGCCGGTGCGGCCGGGTCGGCAACGACATCGGTTGAAGGCGCCGTGTCTGCGCTGGCGATCGGCTCCGCGATCGGCTTCGGCGGAGGCTCGGCAAGCGTCGACGGCGAGACCGCGCAAGCGGTAGTCGGGGTTGCTGCGGTTACGGGATCGGCGTCGGTCGCTGCTTCCGTGTTGGCATTGTCTGCCGATCTTGGAGACGTGCTCGGCTCCGGCGGGTCGCTCGGGCAAGCGCTGCCGGCGGGGCATGCAGTTGCCGCGAATGTCGGTGACGTCGTCGCGCGCGGGGCGGCTCTTGCTGAACCTGCAGGCGCCTCGGTAGACGTTTCGCTCGGGCAAGCAACCGCATCCGGCGGGTCCATCGGCACTGCCATGCCTGCGGGTTTGGCGCTTGCGGCGCTTGCGGGGGTTTCCATTGCCTCGGGTGAAGCGAGCGCGCCGCCCGCGGGATTGACGGCGAACGCAACGCTTGGAGCGGCGACGGCAGAGGGTGCCTCCGTCGGCGCAGCGACGCCGTCCGGGCTGGCGCTGCTTGCCATGCTCGGTGCGGCGCAGGCGAGCGGATCCGGGATTGCGCTCCCATCCGGGGTGTTGGCAACGAGCGCGCTCGGTGCGGCTTCGGCGCTTGGGGTCGCCTCTGCTGTACCCGCGGGTCTGGCGCTGTCCGGCGAGCATGGCGTGTCGACGGGGTCCGGCGCGGGTGTCGCAGAATCTGTCGGCGCCTGGGCGGATCTGACGCTCGGGATCGTGGCGGCGCAAGGCGGTGCCGGCGCTGTTGCGTTGCCGGACGGCGTTTCTGCGCACGCGGCAACGGGCGCGGTGTTGGGTGTCGGCGAGGGACTGGTCGGCCTACAAGGGCTTGCGGCGACGACTGATCTCGGGGTTGTCGTCGGTCGCGTCGATGCGTCTGCCGCGCTCGCAGGCATTGTTGCAACCATTGCGCTTGGCTCGGTTACGGCACGAGGGCAGCGTGTCGATGGGTATTGGCATCAGGCGATCCTTGTCAACCTGTGACGCCATTGTTACGGAAGGCGTGCAATCCGTCGGCTTATCCTTGCGCGCGCGCGCGCGTACCCTGCCCGCATGCATCCGCAGCGCCCATCGATCGACCCTGACCCTGTCGCGCGCACGGGCGCAGCTCGCCTATCACGAGGTGGCCAGCGCCGCGATGGAAGGCCAAGTCGCAGATTCCGCATCCACGGTCGTCGGACTCGGCATGGGCGCGGTCGAGGCGAACCCGCTGCTTGGTGCACTGCCCGGCCCGGCCATCGGTGCGGTGAAGCTCGGCACGACCTACGCCGTGCAGCGCTACGCAGACCCGATCACTTGTGCGTCGTTCTCGACTGTCGCCGGCCCCGCAGGCTACGGCGCTGCGGCGTGGAACATCGGCGTGCTGGCGGGACTCGGGCCGATCGGTGCGCTTCCGGCCCTCGGCGCAGTCGCGCTGTCCCACTACACCGCCGAAGACCCCATCTGGTCATGCCTTCCGGAGGATCTATGATTGATCGCCTCTTTCTTACTGGGATGTTTGGCCTACTCTGTTTGAGCGCTGCGTATGCGCAAACCGAGCCGGTGCCTGTGTATCCCGGTGCCCGCCTGGTTTGGAATTACGAATGGACAGTGCCTGGAGACGGGTTCCCGATTCAGGTCGACGGACAGTGGACGAAGAAAGTCCCGCCGGAAGCCCGCGAGATTCCCCTTACCGACCTGAATCTCACCGACGGCCCGCATCGCATCGAGATCCGCGCCCGCGCGGCCGACGGGCGTGTCTCGCCATGGGCCGGCATTGGTGTGATCTACAGCTCGACGCTGCCGGACCCGCTTCCGCCTCCCGACACGATGCGGATCATCATGGAGTGGGGAACCGAATGATCGGCCCGCAGCGCATTGACCAGCTCGGCCGCGAAGAGAAGCGAAAGATTCAGCAGGACCTGATTCGGCTTGGTTTTCTGGACGAAACGCTGCCCTCTGGCGACCCATCAGATGATGGTCTCTGGGGTCCGGTCACGATTCGCGCCTACGAGCAATATTGGGCGTCGCGCCCCGTCAGCATCGGAATTCCCGTCGTCGCGCCCGCGCCGGTGCGTCCTTGGTGGCTGTCGAAGGGCATATGGGGTGCGACGTTGACCCTGGCTTCCGTAGCAGCGGGGCTTGCCGGCATGGGCTTCGACGCCGAGGCGGCGACCGATGCCCTCATGCCGATCATCGAGGTCATCCCGCTGGTGCTCGCCGCCATCGGTGCAGTCATCTCGTGGTGGGGACGCAAGAATGCCAAGGCTCCGATCGACCCGACGCTTATGGCTCGCATTGGTGGTCATGATCTGCGGTTTGACCGGATGCGCCGTGACGCATTGCCGACCGGGGGCCAAGCCGAACATACCGACCCTCGCAGGCTATTCCGCGAATGAGCTTTCCATGATTCAAACCCTGATGGCCTTTGGCCCATTTATCCGCTGCGAGGTGGAATGACATGCAACAGTCTCTAATTACAGCAGCCTACACGCTGATCCGCTTCGCCATCGGGTCAGGGCTTTTCGACCGCGCATCGGCTCTGGTGCGCAATCTGATCTTCGCAGATATTCCGGGCGACGAAAAGAAGGCGCAAGTGATCGAGTTCCTGAAGCGCGAGGGCGCGGCGCTTTCCGGCATCGCAATCGACCTGATCATTGCAATCGTGCGCGCACGTTACGAACAAAAGTGAGCGAGCAATGGGTGATGACGACATCGAGACGTATCGACGATCGCGCAGTCCCGGAGACGCAAGAGAGAACCCCGTGGTTTCGATTGCTTCGATCCTTACGGCTATCACGATGGTCTGGGTTTTCTCATCGGCCTGGGTGGGTTTTCGTGATGGCATTCTTGCTGAACTTGGGGCTTGCGCATCTCGCTCTGAATTACTTGGCGCCAAAGTGGAGCAATATTATCGCGAACGAGATCCATGGATCGAGCGCATCAAGCTGCTTGAGCAGCAGCGCGAACAACTTAATGAGCGACTGCAAATCGCCCTCGATCGGGTTCGGGATCTTGAACTCGGCAAGCGCCCGTGAGTGAAATGTAGGTCGCCCATGCGCCAACATGGTTGAGCGAGACGACCCGGAATGCGCCGTCGGGCGCAAGATTCCAAGCGACTGCCATCGGGCCTGCGCGTACTACCAGGCCGGGCTCACCGATCAAGAGCGCAGACGAGCCGTGGCGTGGGCATGGGTCATGAATAGAGCGGAGAATTCTATTGAATCGTGATCAGATTAAGTTGTTTTCGGAAGAACGGACGCGCTGCGAGGTTGACAAACAGTTAGGTTCCTATTAGAGTTTACAACCATGAGCACCTACACAGCACAATTTGCATACAAAGGCGAGAACCAAGCCTGCACTTTTGTGACTGATGTCAGCTCAGTTTGCCAGCTAAGCCAACTTTTAGGCTTATTTGGAACAAGCGCTCGGGGGATTTTTCTCCGAGCTTTGGTAGATAGTCCCTCCTTAGCTTGCTAAGGTGCATTGGCTTACCGCTCTATGGCAATCCTAGCTAACGGATTTTGGTAGAGAATGGTGGCTAAAAACTATCGGTGTGGTCTCGGGTGATGGGCTATTGCCGCCCTGTTCAGTTCTGGAATCCAGGCAAACAGCAGGAACATCGCGACCGCAAATACTTTAAGGAGTCGACATGGAGATCCTGACCCTCACCACCACCGAGGCGGTGCGCGCAGTGCTGGGCATTTCCGAGGAATCCTCCGAGCTGCCGGATCAGCTCTTCACGGATCTGGATATGCCGAACCTGCTGCTGCTCGAGCTGTCGGGCTGGCTGCCGGCGTCGATCACGCAGATCGAGGACGCCGCCTTCGCCTCCGATGATGAAACGGCGCGGGCCAACCTCGCCTATCTCGCGTTGAAGGCGGCATCGGCGTATTATTGTGCCTCGGTGGCGCTGGAATCCGGCGAGCTGTCGTTCGCGGAGCGCTACGAAGACGGCCAGAACAAGCTCAAGCGGCAGACCCACGACGTGCAGGCGCTGCTGGACCGGATCTACGGCAAGTATCTGTACCACCGCCAGCAGGTGTTGACCTACACCGAGACTCCAGCGGAAACCTACTCCTCGAGCTGGATGGTCGGGCGCTCCGTGCCGAGCTACGACCCCGTCACCAACAGCACCAGCTAATGCCTGCGAGCATCCACACCGCCGCCGCCTTCTTCGCTCGCGAGTCCTTCTCGATCTGGGATCCTGCGACGAATACCTTCGACGGCGGCACGCTGATCGGGCGCAAGAAGCGCATCGATGCGTTCGTGAGCCTGTGGCACCGCTCTACCCGGCGCGACCATCTGTACTTCCGGCCCGAGGACGAGCAGACCTACGCGGTGTCCTCCGCCGCCATCCTGCGCCACGACAACTCCGGCATGCTCTACCTGATCAGCGACACGATCGAGTCCGACTACTGGCTCAACGACTCGCAGTACACGGTGATGCTGCGCGCCCATCGGGTGATGCCGCCCTCCGGCGGTCTGGCCGAGTTCTATCCGGTGCGCACCCAAGGCAGCGGCGATGACCTGGGACCGGTGGTGATCGGCCCGTCCGAGCTGTGCTACATCGACACCGAGCTGCGCTCCACCCACAGCGCCCCGGAGACCGAAGAGGTCACGATCGGGGAGTACTTCGCCGCCTATTCGCGCAACATCATCGCCCAAGAAGGCGACTTCCTGCGCTTTGACGGCACCGATTACCGGCTGATGGAGCTGCACTCGGACTCGGGTTACCGTTATGCTCGCACCTCGCAGGAGTCGCCGAAATTCCAGACCGTGCAGTTTAAGTTGCCCTCGAGCACCCCGGCGGTGTTCGACCCGATCACCGGGACGATGACCTCAGGCACCGAGGTGACTCGTGAGGTCTCGGTGCTGGTGGGCCAAGAGACCGACTCAGGGCGGCTGCCCGAGAACGCCCTCTCCGAGTCCATGACGCTTTACGTCTACCTCACCCACCTCGGGTTTGACCCCTACCTGGGGCAAGCGTTGGTGAAGGACGGGCGCCGCTACCGAATCATCTCCAAGCGCCTGCGCGTGGAAGATAAACAGATCAAGCTTGAGGTATCGCCGTAATGGCAGGTTTAGCTGGGTTTAAGTCAGGGGAAGCCGGCGTCAAGCTGGCGATGAAGAACAACGGCCAGTACATCGCCAATCTCAAGCAAGGCCTGCAGGGGGTGCCCCGCACGGTGCTGGCAACCTTGGCCGCAGCCTCGCTCGAGATGGCAGTGAAGAACACCAAGCACGACTCGAGTCGCTTCGCCGCGAACTGGGACCTGGGATTTTCCAGCCAGGGGCCGGCCCTGCGCACCAAACCAGCCCCTCTGCACTATGGGGAGACGACCGAGTCGGCCGGCACCATCGGCAAGCGCAAGGAATCCGGGGCACACCGCAAGAGCGTGCTGGCCGCGAAGGCCACCTACTACGGCTACAGCTCCGGGGCGAACGGGATCCCGAATGTCCACCCTGAAGGCCGCCTGGCCAGCTGGATCGGAATGGTCGCCAACCGCACGGCCGGGATGGCCCCGCCCCGCACGATCCCGCGCGTTGAACTCTACAACCCCTTCACCGGAGGTGGGCGCAAAGACGGCGGGCCGGCCCACGACGGAAACTCCTATGCGTACAACGCATTGAAAGGAGGCGGCAAGTCAGCGCTGCTGGCCGGCGCCGCCGATGTCTCTCAGAAGATCGGTAATGCTTTAATTCCTATGGAGATTCTGCGCATCAGGAAGATGCTCATCGAAGGGCAACGTCGTTGAACCTCGAAGGCGCCGACGCCTTGCTTTCGACTCACCTGGCCGATAACTGGCCGCACACCGAGATTGCGTGGCAGAACGTCGACCCTCGAGCCTGGACGCAGCCGGGGCAGCCCCTGCTGCCGGAGGGCGAGGACGACTTCCTGATCGTGCGCTCTGAGCTGGTCGGCAACAGGACGGTGACCGTGCCCGCGACCTGCGTGCGCAGCCAGGTCCAGTACCTCTTTTCGGTGTGCGTGAAGCAGGGCACAGGCACTCGGCAGGCAAAAAAGTGGCTCGACCATCTTGTTGATCTTCTGGAAAATGTTACGCTTCGGGACATGGACGGCACTCTGCGGATCTCCACGATGATTGGCTCGGTCGGGTACGCCGCCGAGAACGGGTGGCATGTCGAAGAGGCATCCTTCATGGTTTATTTTGAGCGCCACATTCCGGCGCGTGGAGTGTCATAATGGCTTGTCCTTCCTATGGTTCGTCTTCCGAGGTCTCCCTTTGGTACGCCATCGACCCGGATCCGTCCGCAGCAATCCCTGACGGCAGCATCGTCGGGAATGCGTTTACGTGGTACGGTATCCCGATGACCGGCGAGTCGATCGCAGCCAATCTGTCTTCGACCATTTCGGAGCAGATCACCTCGAAGCGCTCCTATGCCGGCTCCAAGCTTTCGCAAGGCGAGGTGTCGGGCTCGTTCAATTACGAGTGCCAAGCCTCGCAGTTCATGTACAACATGCTGCTGTGTGCGCTGCAGTCCACTCAGGCGTTGTCGTTTGGAAGTACGCAGGTTGCCGGCTCCAGCGGGGTTGTCATCAACGCAGTCGGCGGCACGGTCAACGCATCCAGAACCGTGACTCTTACCGGTCTGACGGCGCTGACCGGCGCAACTTACACGGTGCGAATTGACGGCGAGGATTTCAATTTCATCGCGGCCAACACCGTTCTTAACGATATCGCCACCGGCCTTGCTGCTGTCGTCAATGCCGACTCTGCCTATACCGCTGCAGCGACCGGTGCGGTGATTACGATCTCGGCTGGAGCTGGCCTGTCGGACATCGAGTTTGACTCCCATACCGTCGCCTCTTGGGCCCCAGGTGAGGCGGTTCTCAACGGGTCCACGAAGAACTGCTTGGTGTTTCTCAAGCGCGTCTTGGTTGGCTCCAACAAGTACGACTACTACCTGTTCCGCGGCGTGCAGATTGGGTCGCTCTCGTTCGAGATCCAGCCCTCGTCGCTGATCACCGGCACCTGTAATCTGATGGGCATCAAGCCCGACGTGCCATTAGAAAACGTCGGCCAGCCGACGTACTGGACGTTTGTCGAACCCCCGGTGAAGCCGCTGATGTCCGGCGTGGACTCGCTCAAGGACTTCGCGATCCAGACCTCGGCCGGCGTCAGCTCCGGCGTGGTGATGCAGTCGCTGTCGTTCACCATCGACAACCAGCTGCGCCAACAACAGGCTGTCGGTATCAACAGCCCCTTCGCAGCCGGCATTGCGTCCGGCCGGTTCATGGCGTCGTTCTCGGGCTCGGCCTACTACGCCAACCCACGAATCTACAACGACTTCGTGCAAGACAAGGAGCTGAAGATCACCGGCAAGCTAGTCGACGGCGAAGGGGATGGGTTCCAATTCCTGGCCGACTTCGTGAAGGTGACGCAGGGCGGCCTGCCGATGGCTGAATCGCCGGACCAGGACCTCCTGATCACCACTGAGTTCAGGGCGTTCGAATCCGCGACCAATGGCACGCTCAAGTTAACTCGCATCTCCGGATAACGGAGGATGCAAGCTACCCGGCACTAGGCCGGAACGCTTAGGCATTTCCCTCGGGGCGGTTCGCCGCCCCTTTTTTCAACCAGCGTTCCAAACACAATACGGAGAAACGCGATGACCGAAGAACTTCTGACCCCTGAGACTCCCGTCGTTCCTGCGACCCCTGAAGGCGGTTTCAACCTCGGCGATCTGATGGTCGACGAGACGGTCTCCAATAAAGGCGTATGGGTTGACTACCTCGGCGGGTCCAAGCTGCTGCTGGCCTCGACCAGTTCGACCGCGTACAAGACCAAGCTCTCCAAGCTTGCCCGCGACAACCGGCTGACGCTGGATGACAGCAACCCCGACAACTTCAAGGCGATCCAACGAATCACCTGCCAGGCCCTGGCCGAGACCGTCTTGCTGGGCTGGAAGGGGATTCACTTTCCGGACGAAACCGGAGAGATCCGGAGGAATGTTCCGTATAGCCCGGCCCTCGGGCAAGAGGCGTTGCTGAAGGTTGACCACCTCCGAAACTTCGTGTCCGAGGAGGCCGGCAAGCCGGCGCACTTCCGTAAGGAGGCGGCCGAGGCGGCAAAAAAGCCCTGACATGGCAGCTGCGCTGGGGAGGAAAGACCGACGTTCTCTTCCTCAGCCTACAGCGCACCGGAGAAGTTCCCAAGGCACTTTCCGACAGGCCCTTCCCAGGGCCTGACACACAGTACTATCTCGAGTGCTTCTATGCGCTGTCGAGCCATCGTCAATCAAGCGGATTCGGTCTTAATCCGCTTGATCTTCCTAGCATTAAAATCTACGCCGATGCGGTTGGATACGGCGGAGACGATTTCGAGTGGTTTCGCTACATTATTGCAGAACTTGATCAAGCCTACCTTGAGTACATGAATGAGCGGCAGCGTATCGAGTCTCAGACGCGTGCAGCACAGAGGCCAAAGCGATGAGTGACGGCGTCGTTTTTCCTATCTCTATCGTCGTTGACGATGGCAATGCTATTGCCAGAATAAATGCAGCTGGTAAAGCCAGTGAGAATCAGATAAGAAAGAATGTTGAGAATGCCAGGCTCGCTGCTGCAACAATGGCGACCCTGGCTAAAGAAACAGATAAAGCTTTAAGCCCGGCGCAAGTAAACACGAGTCATTTTGATTCTTTGGTAAGAGCCACTAGGACCCAATTTGAGGCACTGTCACAAGCCCAGAAACAATACATTTCTCTTTTTAATGAAATACAGAAGTACGACTCAGCTATAAGTACGGCCAACTCTTCCATGAGGGTTGAACTAGCGCTATCCAACTCGCTAATAGACGCTAATGAGAGGCTTGCCAAGCAGCTCATCAGGCTTAAAGCTGATATGGCGGCCAAAACCGACGCTGATAGGGCGTCGGTTAGGGCGCTGCAAGAGCAAGAGAAAATCCTAAATAAAATTGCTGATCTTAGAAATAGGGAGTCTGCTGACCTTAGGTTAGCTAGAGCTGCCCTGTCTGCTGAGATGGACGCGAAAAGAAGCGGGATAGTATTGGACAAAGAGCTAGAAGCGATCAAGAACAAGATTGCTTCGCTTCGCGCAAAAGAGACTCAAGAGTACCAGCTGCAAGAAGGCGTGCTTAAGTCTATGATGGACTCTAAGCGGCAAGAAAACTCCTTAGACAAAGAGCTAGAAGCGATCAAGAACAAGATTGCTTCGCTTCGCGCAAAAGAGACTCAAGAGTACCAAACACAAGCTACCGTT